AGGCCCCAGCCAAGAAATGGGCGCCAACCCGCCACAAATATAGACCGGTGCTGCGCCTCCATCTTATTGATTTCAAGCTGACCCTTGGCAAGCTCCTGAGCGTGACGCTCCGCCATAGTGGCAATCTCGTGCGCCAGCTTGTTCTTTTGGTCTTTGTCTTCGACGAACTTACCAATCAATTCGGTCGCCGGACCTATCAGTGCCTGAATCATTTACCTCGATTCCTTTCAGCCTGCTCTTTAGTCGTGCGGTTATGCATGTCCCACATGATCACTGTCCACGATTCCTTGACAAGTTAGCTTGTGTGTTAATCCGATAGACATTCACATTGTTGCGGTCATCCGCTATACCCTGCTGTACTTGCATACGTTGCATAGCCAAATCAGCGGCCTGCTGCAGTTTGGCTTGATCAATCTGGAAGTCCATCACGTCGTTCTGCATTTTACGCTGAATCTCAACCTGATCATTCTGCAGTTCCTGCTGACGGATCTGTACAAGAGGATCTTGCTGCTGGGCTGTCTCTAGTAATGGTGCCAACTGCTCTAGAGTGTCCGCAATCTGCTGTGCTACAGCAGCATCCACAGCTTCCGGCGGTAGCTGTGGGATTGGTTCACCAGCCATCTGAGATTTTTGAATCGCCTGCTTAAACACTTCCTCAACAATATCTCTAGCAAACAAAGACACATGCTCCTGAATATGCGCCTGCAGAAGAAGAAATGCTTGCGGATTGGCTTGAATAGCTGGTGACTGAAGCAGCGTCGCATGAACCCGAATATGTGCGCGGTGGTCTTGCTCTTTAAATGCCTGACTAGGAACACCCTTAAGAGCCATTGAGTTTTCCATTGCAGGATCCATAGGCTGAGGTGGCTGAGGTGCTGGCAATATTGCATCAATGTTCTTTACATCCAACGCATCATACATTCGGCGGTAAGCTTCGTACTGATTGTGAAGCTGTGGAGCTGCCTGAGCCAACTGAAGCTGGGTTTGTGCCAAAGACAAACGCTGGGACATTGAAAAGATGTTGGGGTCAGACACAGGTAGAATGTCAATCCGCCCATCAAAGTCCTGTTGCATGATCTCTGGTGGGATGTTCTGCCCGACAAAGTAAGGATAAGGCATCGGGTTGCTAGCAAAGATCTCTGCCAGCATTCTAAACTCTTGCTTCTGAGCATAATGCAAACGTTTGTGAATGCTAGAGATTACTTTTGAGCCCTGCTCAATCAACGCAACAGTGGTTCCAACAGGAGCTTGTGAGTTAACATCCGCCACCTTTGAGTCTGCTACCTGTGCAAAACGACGACCAGAATCTACAATCACACCAAGAAGCTGGGCCAGTGTTCCTGATGGCTCCTTGTATGGCAGTGGAATAATAGAGTTTTTAAGATCGCCGCCGGGAGCGTCAATATCACGAAACTCGCCGGGAGATAGCGGCTCATCGTCGTTGCGAATACGAACGCCTCTAGCCTTAAATCCAGCCGGTAGGTTCGACAAAGTTCCAGCATCAATCAATTGACGCAGGATTGAGGTCGCCGCACGAGACAATCCACCGATTGTGTGCAGCAAGCCAAAGCCGTAGAACCCAAAACCCGGCAAAAACTTGTAGTGTGTAAAATATTGTCTGCGGCGCTTTAGGGGATCCGTTTCACGATAGCTTCTAACAAGGCTAAGAATTTCTCCAGAACCTTCATCAATGGTAACAATATAAGGTAACCGAATGCCCGTGGGATCGCCCTGCATGTCAATATCTTCAAACCCTTCAAGGTCGAGGTCGACATGGACTTCATATAATGTATAGACATCGTCCCCATAATTAGGACGTATTCCTGTAAGCTCGTTAGCACGGTTGTGAATTTTTCCTTCATCTTCGCTCTCATCAACTGGTGAAATATCTACGTCTTTGTAAATCCCTGCAAACTGCAGCTTTCTGATTTCGTTTTCAGTCATGCGAAAAACATGAGTTACACGTTCTGCAGTGCGTAGATCAGATGCAGTGTAGGGTACAATCAAGTCTTCTGCAGGCACAAACTTTGATACAGCGCGTTGCTTTGTCGCATCAAAGTAAACTTTTTTAAATGTAGAACCCGTTAGTGGCAGATAGTATAGCATCTGGTCAGTGTCTGGGTCGAACTCTTCCATCACCTCAGTGATCTGATAGTTCATAAAATCTTCAATGCGCTGTGCCTGTTCTTCGGTCTCTCGGGTTGGTGTGCCCAAAATCTGTGTCTTAACAGGACCACCGGAAGGCAGCATCTCTTTGTATGACTGTGCCTGAAACTGTGTAACGGCTTCAGACAGCAACGGATGATGCACACCAGACGCACCCAAGAAAGGCTCGTTACGCTCTTCGTAATTAATTCCAAGAAGACCCAGACCTTTTGAAATAGCTTCTTCCCACTCATCCCGCGACTCTTGATCTTCTTTGATCTTAGCCCGTAGGTCGGACGAAATCTCTCTTAGGGTAGAATCATCTAGGACTTCAGCAAGGTTAGCATTGTGGTCATACTCCTCAGTCTGGACTTCAACCATCTGCTCTTCGCCGGCAATTTCAATTCCCGGTGGCAGTTCGTCCTCAAAACCCGGAAGTTCAACCTGCATTTCTTCAGGCATTAAGTCGGCTGGGCCACCCGGACCCATTGCCATGTCAACCATCTGTGGGGGTAGTGCCATTAAAATATTCCTTTGAACGTGCCGCCACGGGCTTTATGGACTGCGCCGCCGCATTTTTTACTCATATAGTATTTACCTGAACTTGCGCGTTCAGTGTCCTTGTCCAACCCACGCTTACGTTTAAGTGTGCGCTGTGTTTCTTCATGATCGGGCTGCTCTATTATAGTTCTTACACCGTCTGTAAGTTTTCTGCCTACTGCAGGGCCAATTCTAGGCGGCGGGGTCGGGTTTTTGTTATAGTTATCGGAACCTTCTTTTTTCTTTTCTTTCTTTAGTGGTGAACGAGGTGCCATTAAAATACTCCCTTAAACCGTTGAGCCCGCGCAATAGGGCTAAAGCCTTTGACCATTCCGCCCATTACCTTGCTGTTAGAAGACTTCCGCCATTCTTCCCACTGCTTGTCTGTAAGCTTGGTTACATCTTCTTGGGCTATTTGCTTTATTTGTTTCATTGTGCGCCCGTCAATACGGACTTCGTCCTTACCAGACATTACATCACACTCCTAGCCATAGCTCCAATGCCGCCACGGACATCAACGTGACCGCCCTTATTGTAAAGGCTGGGAACCTTTTTGGCAATATCCGCGCCCTTCTTTCCTTCGCGAAGATCAATCATTCTATACTTAGCTAGATCTGGTCTGCCTTGTCTCGCATATTCACCCAAAGGAGTGTATGCATTTTCGTTACGCTTTTTGACATTTAACGCTTCTAGCTCCGACACATCAAAGCCCTGCTTCTGCAAATTGCTTAAAGCTGCGTTCAAAGACTCGCCGTAATTCTGGAAGTGGCCTCTTAAATGGTCTACCCTGCCGCTTCCCATGTTTATAAAATCGTTTTTAAGCGCAAGTTTAAACTCAGCCGCTGTTTTAGGTGTACCAAAACGCGCCGGTATACTAGACAGGTTCAACGCTTCTATATCGTCAGGAGTCAGCACTTTGTCGTCATCCATGCGATTTAACTTTTGAATAGCCTCTCTGACTTCTTTTTCCCGTGCTAGCCCTACCTTAAAATCCTCGATCTGCTTAATGCCATCTCTTCCTTTTGCCACAGTCTGATGTTCTGCACGAGCCATAACCATTTCCTCAACAGGCGGAACAACCACTGCATCAACCTCAAGCTTCTTTGCCTCACTTGCAATTGCCCGCATGGCAAACTGTATAAAGTCGTTTTGTGTCTCGAATGCCGGACGGCTTATGTAATCTCCTGCATCAAGCATGTTTTCTGCAAGCATCTGAGGGTTCGCTGCGATGTCCATAGCTGTCGTGTCATTATCTAGATTGTAACGCCGGCGGAACAAGTCACCCACGCCCTTCTCATCGTCAAGAATCTTACTGATTTGCGAAACCATGTCTCGCGGTGTTGGTGCGTTTTGTTTTGCGTCGGCAATTTTATTCAAGACGTTTTCTTTGTAGTTCTCTAATTGAAGGGCGCTTGCTGCTTTAGATGAACCCAGTCTTCCTAAAACAGCTCGTCTCGCGGCAGTTTTTGCAAAATCATAGTCATATGTACGAGCCGACCCTCTAAAAATAGGGTCGGCTTCTTCAAGCATTCGTAATTCTGTCGACAAAAGTCGTGCAATATCGTCAATATCACCGTCAAACTCAGCCTGATTAATGCTGCTAAGAACTTCATCCTCATTAAGTTGCTTTCTAATTTTTTTCGGAGCCGCCTGAGATTGTGGGTCCGGCTTAATTGATTGTTTGTTTAGGTCGGGTAAGTCAAAAAAATCAATTGTGTCTTCAGTATCAAGATTTTTTTGTCTGGCTTCCAATAATTTATTTTTGTTTTTACGAAATAGCTGAGTCGCATAATTCTCTATCTTTGCTTCTTTCATCGAATAAGCCATGGTGCTAATCATGCCGTCTCTAACTTTTTCGGCTAAAACATCTTCAGTGGGGCCACTAAATTTGTTTTTAAGTTTTGCCATAATTCCAGTAGTCTCAGTTGCGGTTTGCTCTGCGGCTGCTCTTCTTCTGGCATCCATCACATCTTTAGAAAGACTTTTTATTCTTTCTGCCAATATCTCCTGTGGGTTTAAATTTGCTTCTGCTGCTTGTCTGGATAAAAACTGCGACTGTGGAATAGAAACGCCTCTTGCAGCTAGTTTCTCCAGCATGGACGCAGCTTCTTCCTGTGTCTTAGCTTTATGCAGACCATTCAACAAAAGAAATTTTATGTTTTCTGCTGACTGCTCGTTAGACATGCTGTCAAAACTAGCCAACCCACGATCTAATTCCTGATTAATTTTTTGCATAACAGGGTTGTTAAAAATCCTGTCAGAATCTTCAGCTAGCTTGACCTGCTCCGTCATCTGCTTATACTTAATTACATCCGGATGTATATCCAAAGTAGCGTCAGCTAGCTTTTCGCCCGGACCGTACACAGCCCGATTGTTCAACAGCCTTGCTGCCACCGTTTCCGCTTTTGCCAGCTCTTCTTCGTGCTGGGTCTGTGCCATAAGCGTCAGGGCAGCGTCGTCCTGAGCAAGATCAGGGTTTTCCTTAACCAAATCGTTCTTGATTTTGTCCACAGACCTCACGCTTCTCTTAGCTCTGTCCGCACCAGCAAATGCCCGAACCAAATCAGACTGAATCTCCTCTACCAGCAATACCTTGATAGGCTTCTGTGTAACAGGATCCAGCATTTCCTGAATGCTAAAACGCACATGACCAAATGTGCTGGGAAGTAAGTTTGCCCCGCCTGCTCCAAAATATTGATGCTGGTCTACTGTTTTTGTAGCCACACCATCTATTGCATTTTTCTCGTCACCAAATGCAATAACACCGTAGTTTAAGCCAGTATCTTTAGCGCCAATCTGCCGCTGCATGTTGTAGCCGAATTGAGTACCACTAACATCCTGCCCCGCATATCTGTAAGGCTCATGCATAACCGTGCGAATAACAGGGGCAGGTGACATGCCGTCATATACAAGATCAATCTCATCTTTGGAAAGCTTGTCGGTTCCCTTCATCTTTAAGTAATCAGCAAAACCCGTAGCCCGTAACTCCGAACCAGCGCGAGGCTGACCACGCAGCTTCTCCAGCAGCTTGTTCGCCGCAATACCGTCCTTGGGTATGTCTATGTTCATCAATGCAGCGCGTACAGGTAAGTAAACACCCGTCTCACTTAAGCCCGACATCGGCTGATCCGGAGGCCCAGACTCCACCACCGCAGGATTCTCAGGACTGACAAACATGTCTTCCTTCTCAGCCTGAACCAAAGACTTTGAACCACCCGTCGGTGTACCCTGAGCCTCGGACATAAGAACACTGGATCGTGGACCAGCGGCAGTTACATCAGACTGAAGCTCTCTGACCAACGGTCCACTAACGGTGGCTGGCTGAGGACCGCCCGCAGGAAAGAAACCATCATTCTTTAGTCCACGGACCAAAGACTGGACGCCTGCACTTAACTCAGGAAGAAGCGCTGCACCCTTGCCATATAAAGCACCGGGAGCCAGCATTCGACCCACCATTTCAGGCCGAAGTTCACCTTTTTCGTCAAAAAACTCGTCCGAAAGCTCTACCCCGGCTGCTTTTGCAAGGCCCACGGCACCAAATTCTTTTTGAAATTCGGACAAATTTTCACGGATTTCAGGGTTTGTACCATATAAAACAGGGTTCATTAGCGCCGCAGCGGGCTCGGCTAAGTCACCCAGTAACCCCGGAATCCCAAAAACCTCTTCCTTGGCAAGGCCGGTAGCCATTCTGGACAAAGTGTCATACATGCCCGAACCAACGTCGGCGATGTTTTCCATGCGCCGGGAAAAACCAGCGGATCTTTCTGCCCGCTGCTTCTCAAGACTTTTGTCTATATACCGTTTTGCCATTAATAGTATTCTCTTTTACGAGGTGGGCCCCAGTCTTCAAGCTCTTCGCCGTCCAAACTAATAAAGCCGCCCTGACGAAACCGCATAACAGCCATCGTCATGCTGTCACAATAGTCGTCATGCTCGCCATTGGGAAAGGAGGCAACTTCTTCTATCACTTCTTCAGCGAATTTACGTTCAGGATACCATACTTTTCCGGACTCGAATATAGGGGCAACCATATGCATACGGGTGGTTTTATCCAAACCCCCACCCCCTTTTCGCCGGCCCGGAGCAAAGGTAGTAACCGGCAAATTCTGCAGACGCAGCTCGTCCGCTAGCGGCATACCAGAAGCCTTCGCCTCAATCAGCATCATGTCCGGTTCCCAATATTCATTTTCCTCCAAAGCAATCGCCTTCAGCTCCGGGAAACTCCACCGGCCCTTCTTCGCATCCAGCAAGATCAGGTGCTGGTCACCGTCCTCACGAGGCTGGAACACGCCCCATGTTGTGATAGCAGAATAGTCAGCCGTCTCTTTTTTACTGTAGGCAGTATCATAAGACTGGATTATGTACTCTAGGCGAGGGGTATCCTCTCGCTCCCACACGTTCCACCACTCACGCTTTACAAGGGCTGTCTCTTCAGAAGTAGGGTTTTGCTGCCACTGAGCATTCCACTTGCCTACAGACAGAGACGCTTTGACTCTAATAAGTTCTTCTTTTTTCCAAAACTCAGGCCACAGCGGTTCCCCCGATGGCATGATTGCCGGGAACTCAACTACCTCCCATTGATCTGTCAAGGTATCTTGGCTTTGTGCCTGCAGTAACCTGCCTGTAATGTCTTTCTTAGACCAGCGGGTCTGGACAATGATGATGGTTCCCCCCGGCTGCAAACGCTGACGAGGACCAGATGTGTACCACTCCCACGCATTGTCATAAGCACTAGGAGATAATGCATCCTGCTCCGAGTGCGGATCGTCAATGATGAGCAAATCCGCGCCACGGCCAGTCATTGCGGCGCCCACCCCTGCCGCAAAATATTCCCCACCAGCGCTGGTTTCCCATCGACCTGCAGCTTGGCTGTCCGGTTTTAGGTCCGTGTTGGGAAAGATCTCCCGGTATATCGGGTCGGCGATCAGATCTCGGACCTTGCGGCCAAATCTTACAGCAAGTTCGGTATTCATGGTAGCCTGAATAATTTTTAGTTTTGGATTTCTTCCTAAAAACCAAGATGGCATGAGATAGGATGCAAATTCTGATTTAGAATGCCGGGGTGGCATATTGACAATCAGTCGTTTTAGCTCACCCCGAGCAATCCGCTCCAGTTTTTCTGCAATGATTTTATGGTGCCGCCCTTCGATAAAGCCATCATATACATGATGGACGTATGCCATAAACTTATCTTGGGCGAGTTCTCGTGTTTCCAGACGCTTGCGTTGCTCTTCAAGCAGCAAGACTTCCTGTAACACCTCTTTGGGTAAAGCATCTAGGTTCATAGCCGAACGATAATACATTCAAATGAATTTATCAATCAGTGTAATTAATAGCCAGTCAGTAACACTGTCCCGTCAAATATGGGGGGTCCCCCCTAACGCGATGCCAATCTGGTTGCCAATCAGCGGGAGTAACCCCGAACCTTTGGTTCGAAGAACGTGTTGCTCCCACCCTCCCACCCAGCGTGCGGAATTGAGGCCGCAAGTCAATGTCAAACGTTTGACATTTGCGTCAGTAATTTGACGCATGAAGTGTCAAATAGATGACAAAATAGTTCTTGTGGTCTGGCCTAGTAGGGGCTATTGTTGATTATGGGATTTATCCCATGTTGTTATTGCCATTAACAAACGGAGGTTACTATGAGCGATAATTATTACAACATCGAGAGCAAGGCTGACATTCTGTCGGCTGCCATCCGGATCAATGCGCTGGGGCGTTCATCTGACAGTGTTAGAACAAGAGATGCCAACATCCTCATTACGAAGGTTGTTCTGGCTTATCTTGAAGGTGAAGCGTTCGAAGAGGCAAAGGTCAAAGAAGATCCCGAGCCAAAGACAGAGCAAGGCAAGAAGCTGGGCATATCGTTGCGTAAGCTGGTGATGGCTGAACAGTTCTTACGTCAAGGCTTTAAGTCTCGTGTGCAGATTGCTAACCACTTGAGCATCACAACCGACACAGTGAAAACAAAGGTGCTGCCGAATCTGCGCCGTCGGTGCAACGTGGAGCGTGAGCGGTTCGGTGTGACAGGTCGTTACAAATACCGCATCGCATCACTAACAGCATACAAATAGCCCATCGCATAATGGCGAATGACCGCGTCACTGCGATGGGTTCTCCCAAGTGTGGCGCGGTCTCTTTTATTGGAGACAAGCATGGCATCAAGTATAGCAAAAGACGGAACAAGGTTTGTAGAGAAGCCACCCAAGACAGCTATGGGCTATAAAGACTATGGCACAGATATTCCAGATAGGTTGGCTGGGAAACCGAGCGACTCACCAATTTTTGATCACTATGGTTTTAATGGCTGGCCTGACATGAGTGACGAAGAAACATGGGACGAGTGACGCTCGTCCCCTTTTTTATATTTTTCCCTACAGTCGAGGGGCGCAGGCCAAGTCGCAAGGCGCAGTGGTTCATGGTTCATGATCCAAAAACCATTATTTTTTGACAGTCGAGGGGCGCAGGCCAGACGCGCAAATGAATTTAGGACACTGGAACAAGGTGCACGATGCAAGAACGAAAGAAACACAAAACAACGGAAAACCTAGCAAATGGGATATTTAATAAACTTTCCCATTTCCATGCGTTTCTTTTTTATTGTATTAGCTGGGATTTTATGGGATTGTTATTCATTAGGTTTTTATTCAATAAACAGAGGGGCTTATTATGAAACCGCAAAATTCGATCATCTATAAAGGCGCATCACTCATCGACGGATCGCCGATTGTTGTTATTGCCATAGTCAAAAGCAGCAATCGCAAGACCGGCGACATGGTACAAACCTATATCTTGAACGACAACGGACTGGATCCGATGTTGAATAGCAAGCTCGGCAACGACTATTCAATCTGCGGGAATTGTAAACATAGAGGCCAAGCATTAACGCCGGCACATCCAGAATTCGGCAAATACAAAATGGCAAAAGGTCGGTCTTGTTACGTTGCATTATTCCAAGGCGTTTTGATCACTTGGAAACACTACATGAAAGGCGGATATGAAACAGCACAAGGTCATGAAGCTATAGCTGCATTGGGTGCCGGTCGTATGGTTCGAATAGGTACATATGGCGATGGCGCAGCGGTTCCAAGTTATATTTGGGACAGTCTTTTGTCGCAGGCTAAAGGTCATACGGGATATAGCCACCAGTCGGGCTTAGTCGAAGTTGATCCGATGCTATACATGATCAGCGCAGACGATGAAACGCAAGCGCGGCAGGCTTGGCAATTAGGCAAGAGGACATTTCGCGTTATACAAAAGACAGACGAACTTATAAAAGGTTCGGAAATATTATGCCCAGCCAGCAAGGAAGCAGGTCGGCGGGCAACGTGCGACACTTGCAAGCTATGTGCCGGCGCATCAGTAAAAGCAAAATCTATAGCAATCGTTCAACACTAAGCCCCAAGAGCCAAGCGGTTTATGCCGCTTGGCTTTTCTCGTTTAACGCTAGGGCATAGGCTCGCAGGCTCGCAGGGATATCAGCCATGACGGAATCGCAGATCGGATCAGGCCATTTTGATCGAGGCTCGCAGAGCGCAAGCACGTCTGACGAGGGAAAGAGAAGCGCAGATTTGCTGCCTGTTTCACGCATCAAGAAGAATGACAAGCCGCCGCATCTATTATGCGACAGATGCCACGCCACTTGTGACTGTGATATTCGGACGCGGTTTTTGTTGATGACCTTTAACTCAACCCAACAGGCTATGCCGTCCATGACAAGATACACATCAGGCGCGCCGGTTCCAGTTCGGTTTTCAATCCTGTTCCAATGGGATTTTTTCGGCAGGCTTTGCTTGAATGAGTTCCAAAGGTTTTGTTCCGGTTTGGGCATATTCGATAGCCTCCCCTTCAATAAACGCAGCGGGATGGGATTTTCTGATTTCAGCAAGCCGCGCAGCAATCTCTTCACGACTAAGTTTGTCAATTTGATGGACGTGGTTTTGCTCTCGTCTGTCAATTGTGAGGCCACCAAGCGCAGACCTTATCTTTTCAGCGTTGATAGCTGCAGAGAATTGACCAGACTCTTCCGCGCTGCGGGAAAGTTCCGACAGTCTTTTAAGCTGCCCGATCAAGGTCACGCCGTATTTGCGTTCTTTTTCATCCCTCAGTTCGCGGATCAGTTCGACAACGTGTGGAAAATCTCGCCCATTCAGAAACAGGCTCGCAGTCTTTGCGGCTTGGCCTTCAGCATAGCCGGCTTTTCTAGCACACTCAGCATTAGAATAGATGCCTTCAACAATGTATCTAGCAAACTCGCGCTGTCTGTTGGTAAGCTGCTGACCAGAAGGGCGCCCAACTTTTGTTTTTTCAGTGTTTTTCATAATTCTCATTATAGTTTCTGTCATATTTTATTAAAGTATAAAAACAAAAATATCGGCGAAAAGTCAAACTCCGGTAGTACCAAGTGTAACGAGTGTAACCACAGTGTAACGAGCAGCCTTAATGATTACAACAGTTTAACACTACTCGTTACGCCGTTACGCTCGTTACGCCTATTTTACAAAAATAAAAACATAATTAAAAAAATATCACAGAAACACTATGCGATGTATTTTTTTGTTTACATAGCTGGGATAGTATGGGATAAATCCTATAGACCAATAGAGAAGGGGAAACTCCATGGATCGTGGATCAGCAACCAGCAAGCCTAGATCATCATCGATTATCATTCAGTATGTGTGCGATGATTGTGTGGGTCATGGTTATGTGCCTATCAGTGAGAGGGAAGTTGATGTCTGTTCCAAGTGTAGTGGTACAGGTTTAACTGACAAGCCGGTCGCATCCGACTGGTATGATGATGTGGTTTATATAAAGGGGCAGCGTTATGTCAGAGGTTAGTTTTTATCGTGATGAGTTTGCAAGCTATCAGGTCGGCAACGACAGTCGTTTGCTTGATGTAAATGTGGAATGCCAGTTGGCCTATCGTGCGTTGCGCGATGCTCAGTGGGATGGGATGGACACGGCTGCGCTTGAGCAGCGTTATAAATATTTAACTGACAAGCTATTGATGGGGGTGACCTATGAGCCTCGTTTCTGATTATCGGTTTGAGAACCACGGTTCAATATTCTTGTGCCAGCCGTTGAATGGTGCAGCCAAGGACAACTTGGATCAGGCGTGTGAAGGCACAGATGATTTTCATATTCGTTGGGGTGATGCGTTGGTCATTGACCATCGGTTTGCTAACGACATTGCCCAGCAGTTAATCGAGGAAGGGTGGATCATAGAATGATCGAGAAAATGCCAGAATATAAAATGCATATGAACACTGCGGGCATTCCCAAGGTTGTGTTCAGTGATGCTGAGAAAGTTGCGGCAATCATGTCACCGGAGCAGCAAATGATTTTGGCTCGTGTGGCTTGTGTGCTGAAAGAAATCGATCATTGTTTTTCGGCACTGATTACCAAACGCAACTGTCCTGATTTATGCCATCAGGACATACAAGAACTGGTCACTGAGCTAGACATAAGGTTTGGGATGGATGACTACAACGAACATTTTTCGCAGAGTGATGCTTGGCAGGTCAGGTTTTGTGGTGAGACGTTAGACAGTATAGAGAGGTTATATAATGAGTAAGGTCAAAACCTATGATGTGCAGATTGAGGCCATTGTCACCAAGACAATTCGCGTCAATGCGATTGATGAGGATGCTGCCTATGAACTGGCGCATGAAATTTTCACTGTTACTCGTGATGATCATGAAGAGCGTTACGAGCAGCACACACTAAACATCTTTGAAGTTGGCGATGAAGATCGCAATGAAAAGCCAGCTTGGGAAAGGGGCGACAGATGAGTATTGATGCAGAAGTTCAAATGGGTT